TCCTGATACTGTCGATGAGGTCAGCGCAACTCGACCCGCCTCTGTTCCCAAAGCCGAATCAGCAGCGGCAGCGGCTGTAGCACCAGATCCAACGGCCATGTGGCTCATTGCCGTTGTTGTCGCATCTTTCATTCTAGATGTCACATAGCCCTTACCGGCAGTTACTACGAGATTAGGAATTTCCTGAACCACGTTACCGTTGAGAGCGACAGTGACGTGCCCTGTTAATTTTAAAGTTTCTGTAATCATTTCTTCTCTACCTATTTAGGGTGAAAGTGTTCATCGCACTTGTGTTTAAAACGGCAGTATTGCCGAGGACTAAGGTGTAGCTAAACGAATCACTCAAACCAAAGACGTTTGATTTGTTTTCGCTAAAAAGAATACCGTTGTGAAAGAGGTCATCTAAGGCAAACCCATCTGCAAATGACCGCACATACGTGGCAGTAATCGAGGGAGAATCGGGTAGCCCGATGGTATCTAAAGATTCGCGAGATAAGGAGTAGATCAGGCTGTCAGATATACTGATCGGAGACGAAAGTCCCTTTATTGATTCTAGAATAACCTGATCAACAAACCCAAGCCCGTCTACTTTTACAATCTCGTTGGATAGTGATGCTGAATCCGTAATGCCAAGTGAGTCTGTAAAGTCTCTTACGAAAAGCATCAAGACCGATATGGTCTCTCCAAGCGTAATATTGTCTGCTAGAACTTTTCCTGTCGTAACGGATACAGCTTCACTAAGACCTATGGTGTCGCTTAGAGATTTGATATATGTAAATGCAGTGGTTTCCAGCATCACAAACTCATGAGCGCCGAAATATCGGTTAAGAGAGTCAGCGTCTAGTCTTATTTCCACTGCACTTATTTTCTGATGAGAGGCTTCCGCCTTTAATAAGGTGTATGCAGCCTGAGCATTCGCTAGGACATAAGTAACGTCAGACGTAACTGCCATTAGTCAAAATCACTCCGAACCTTAAATTTAATTAAATCGTATACAGTCTGAATGCCGCCTGAGCTAAAGGTGACTTCAATCTCACCCTCAAATGTTCCAGCTGTCGAAAGCGTTCCAGCTGGAAAATCTGTAACGACTTTTCCTGCTGTACCTTCTGTAACCGTGCAGGTTAGTGTTGACGTAACAGTAGTACTTCCAAGCTCTCTAATTCTTAATCGAACAGTAGCCCCCGTCACGTTAATAGGTGCCCACGTTGCGCTATCCGCGCTGTCAAGTACCAGCCCAGCAGCGGCACTATTAGAGTCTTTTAGCGTTAAAGTAAGTTCTGGTAACGTATCACCAGTAACTAAACTAAGCGTTGTCGAATAAGCCATTTAGATAAATGCCCTCGGTTTGCACGTTAAAGATCCACCAGAGAATCCATACTTAGCTTGACGAATTGTTCGTCCCACTTCTTTCTCATATAGATCCCGATTAATTGATCCGAAGTTTGGGTTTGAGTAAGGCTGTCCTGCCATCATCTGTAACCTAAACAAAGTCCCGTGAACAATTAGCTCTCTATGTTCAAGACCTATAGTGTCTGGAATAGATGTTGAAGATGACGAGGGCTTCAGGGAATAAAGTACCCGATAGGAGTTATTAGCCTCAGGTATCGGGGCCACATAAAACTCTTTATTATCACGCTGCGCGTAAAACCGTGGCGTTCCTTTGGTTTTCTCATTGCCGAGCCTCTTAAGAAGCTCGGTATAACTAACAGGTGATAGCGCCGTCCTGTCGTTATAGATGTCTACAATATGATTCAGCTCAGTTCCCGCAGGAATAGAAACCTCGTATTCATTAACGCCAGTTACAATCGCAACATACTCAGGCTCTGCCAAATAGATATCTGTGCGGCGGCAAAAGTCGATCACCGTATCTCTAACTGCTCTTTCAATTAAAAAATCTGGGCAACCCTGAACTTCGGGTCTGACGTATACAGCGAGATCAACAAACTTCATTAGCCTCTAACTCCCGTTGGTTGGGGAGTAGTCGCCATATCTGCTTGTGTCTTCATCCCTAGAGAATTTGTAAAGCTTGAATAGTGCATCATGCTTCTCTCGGCATTGCCTGCAAACTCTGAATCTTTTTGATAAGAGCGATACAGGATATAGTCAAGGATTGCATTCCCGTAGATATCGTCTAGCGATATAACCGTAGTATCTGATGCAAAGTTGCTTATCGCGATATCTGCTGGAGATGTGCTGTAAATAAGCTCCAACGTGTGCGTTCCGCTTGCCCCTTGAGGGTAAACGTAAAAATTCTTAGGATCGGCAGCATCGTAAATATAATGCTCGATCTTATTAGTTCCGGCCACCGACTGATGCCAGTTTGGTAACGTCTCGTCAAGTATTCTTCGATCAACTTGAGTGACAGCTCTTCCAGATACATTGCGCACTACCTGAACCAACCGTAAAGCAATAGCAGGCAGGGCCTGCTTGCTACCGTCGGCTAATGCTAACGTAGTGTTAACCATATTGGCGTCGGGCCTATGAAGGACAATTTCTCTCTGTCCATCATTAAAAAACTTTAAAAGCTCACTGCTTGGAAAGCGCACCTTGGTGGCGTCCTGCATGATAATGCTTGCACGATCTAAAACATCTACGACTTTAGTTGTCGCCATTCTCGCTCTCCTCTTCTACCCATTCAATTATCTGGAGATCAGGATTACCCGCAAACAATTCGTGATACTCAAAGATATTACCCGTAACTACATTCTTAACTTTGAACGGAATAAGAGTAGGAGTTGGGACTTCTGGCTCGTCTTTTAGAATCTCTAATCTGTTGACTTGATCTTGCAGGTCAGCAAGAGACATTCGTCGATCTAGCTTTTTGCCATACTCGACCTGAGCTTTATCAAACAGCTCGTCTTTCTTTGTCTTTGCGTTCATGATTTCTCCGTTAAAAAACAGGGGGGCAATACCTGCTTTTAAAAAACAAGTACGCCCCTCTATTCAGTGGTCTATCTTAGTTCCACTTACCTACTACTAGTGCGTCTGGAGTAACGACCTTAGAGCCGAATACTTTCAGACCGCGTACTGCGTCACCAAAGGTAGCTTCTAGGCGAACAGTTTCAGTGTTGCTGAACTGAGACGCGAAGGAGATTGCTTTTGGGTGACCTGCTAGAACGTGCGAGTAGCCCGCATCTGCGCCAGCGGCTGGTGTGTGTAGCATGTTTGACTGGTACACAGTGAAACGATCTACCATGCCAACCTTACCGTTGCGTAGCGGTGAAGTAGAATCGCCAGTTAAGTACGCCTGACGCAATTCTGACTGCTTAAGCAGAGAGATCTGTGCAGGGTTCAAAACGATGAATCGACCTTCTTCAGGGATATTCAGGTTGTCCAAGCTAGTTGACATTGCGAGGATGTTAGCCAAAATATTTGAAGCAGAGACAGTAGTCTGAGAGCCGATAGTGGTGGCACCCGTAATTACGCCAGCCAAAACGTCAGTTTCAACAGCGATACGCATGCCTTCAGAGGCATCAGATGAAGCTTTCTCGATTAGATCGATATCAGCCTGAGCTTTAAGAACGTCATCAACCTTAAAGCTAAAGTACTTAGCCTTATCGATGTTCAGCTCAACCTTAGAGGTTGCCAATTCTTGGGTAGTGATACTGCCGTTATAATCGCCAATCGTTACAGAAGGAACTGTGCGGATAATGACTTTGTCGCCTTGGCCTGAGATCTCACCTTCATAATCGGTGTTTGAGATAGCGGGCAAAACTGACTGCTTGTAAAACTTGGCTTGCATTAACTTACTAAAGACTTCTGGGATGAAGTTTACTTCTGATGATGCGCCAGTACTAAATTGTGAAAAGGACATTTTTAATTACCTAAAAAACGTCTCCTCATATCCATTTACCTAGAGAACAAGATTATTGGCGGATATTGTTTGTCCCCATTGCTTCCATTATCTCTGCCTGATGCTCTTCAAATTGAGCTATAGGCATTCGTTTAATTTCGTCAACAGTCCAAACTTTTTTACCGCCTTCTGTTTTGGGCTTTCTTGCTTTCGGCATCTTCGGTTCTGCAACCGCTTTTGCCTTTGCTAAAGCCCGCTCTTGCGGCGTTTGTACTACAACCCCCATATCTGCTTTAAATCTGTGCAGCACGGTATTTACATCGTTAGATGATCCAGTTTGAATCCACTGCTTTGTCGGTGCATCTTGCTCTTCAAGCCAGTTTAGCCAGTCTGCCGTCTCTACGAGATCATTGACATCTGGGTGTTCGGATTGAATTCGATCAAAGTGCGCCTCTGCAATTTTTTCGTTCTGCTCATCAACTTTGCTTTGTGCTTGCTGTGCTAAAGCTTCTTGTTGGTTGGCAATCTGTCCTTGCGTCCGCTCTAATTCGTCCAGTAAAGGAGCAGCTAAATCGGGATAATCTTCCCTTAACTGACTCAACTTACTGTCATCTTTTTTGCGGTCATCAAACTCAGATTTTAACTCCGTAAGTGTTGCTAACAGGTCGGCATTTTGCCGCTTCAAGTCAGCCGCTTCTTGCGTAGCCTTTGTCATTCGTGACTGAGCGCCTTTCATCGCCTTGTTGGCTTTTTGAATTTCCAACCTTAGATCATCATCGGAGTCGCCGCCCTCTATATGATCAGTATCCGTAGCTACAGTCTCAGCCGTGTCCGTTGGTTCGGGGGCTTCTGGGACAAGTTCCAGTTGTACTTCCTGATTATCGGATGCCTCCGGTTCAGTCGTTACAGCTCTCATCTTGTTCATCAACTCGTCAGCTTCTGCTTCTAAGCGTTCTGGGTCATTTCTATTTGACATATTTTTGTCGGGTCGATTGCTCGATATCCGCTCTACTCTATTACGGGTGTCCGTTTCCGGTTCCGAAGGTTATCTAGGTGCGCTTTTGCACCCGATTCCAGATCTAGCAAAAAGCGAAGCTCTTCAAGCCTGCCCTGCTCTTTTCTGAAACTTTTTTCATCCGCCAGCTCTAACTTTTGCTGTGCGTCTGTAAATCTGTTTTCAAATAGCTGTTTTAGCTCAGACCATTCCGGCTGGTGGCATACCCTGAGGATTGCCTGCGCCTGACTGCTGCTGCATTTGAGCTTGCATTTGGAGTTGTTGTTGCTGCTGCTGTTGCTCAAGTTGAAGTTGCTCCTCACTCTTGATGATGCCGTCTGGATCAATGTCCATCGACTTCGCTACTTCGCTAATCAACTGCTGCCGATCAATCAGGCTAGAGTCTAGGTCGTTAGATACTAGGCTCAAGAATTGAAGCAGGCGTTGACTCTGCACTTCTTTCTGAACAAGAGCTGTAGATCCACGGGCTATAATCTTTAGGTCGCCTTTAGATTTTTGGTTAGTGCCGTACTCCATATTCCAATGAAACATCGAGCGAATTAAAGGCTCTAGCAAGAAGTCATCTACATTCTTAATGGTAGACTTCAGCGCAACATTAGCTGCACCCATCAGCATCGACATGCCACTGGCTGTCTTGTTCATGCTGTTGCTCTGTTGACCGTGCGTATAAGAAGGTAGGCTCGTAGTCTCGTCAGCAAATCGTCGGAATATCTCAACGATTTGATTAAGGCCATTTGCATTTGCAATAGGCTGATACCACCTGACCATCGGCATTGAACCGTCTCCACCCTCGCGAAGAAATACACGCCAAGGATGAATGTCCGTGGGGTCTTCACCCGCAGCAAGAAGATCAGTGTTGATCTCCATCATGGGGGCCGATGACATGGCTAGGTTGTCTAGCCAGATTCGTGTTGCGGCATTCAGGGTTCCCTGACTGTCACGCATCATACGAGGCACACCCGTTCCCCAAAACTGATGAGGAGCTTTTTCGTATGGGAAGATATGGTATGGAATTTGATAACCCGCAATTGGGTTAAGCATGATCTTAATAACTTTGCCGCTACATATCCAAACGCAGGCTGAGTAGTCTGCTGAAAGGTCTGCATCTTCGGGAAGTTTTACATCATGTTCTTCGAGTTTGTAACCATCTACAAAACCCCAGTACTCCAGCAGCTCGAAGCGATGAGAAGAGCTGTGGTCATTAATGCCTGCAATACGACGTCTAGTTCGCTCATGGTCTTCCTCGACATGGTTTCCAGTTCGGTTTGTTTTGAGAAGATACTTGATCATCTCGCTATCAAACTGCGGTAAGTCCGCCAGCTCTCTGAACTGCTTTCGCGTCAGGACGTGACGGCGGAAAAGTCCGTCGCAATCGTCGAGTGATGTGCAGTATGGATCTGGGTAAAGGTCAAACACCGAAACAGACTCAACCTCAGGCATAGGCTGCTCGATAACATTAATCGAAAAGCCCTCTTCTCCGGTCTCTGGATCAGTCATTCTAGAGTATGATTGTTTTTTATCTATACGGACTGAGCCTGCTTTTACAGCCCCCGACCCGAATATGCAGGCTTCTAAAATACTTTCTTTAAGCTTCTGTTCTGCATTGACTTCAATCAACTGATCGAGGATGTCAGTGGTCATTGATTCAGCAGCAGCGTCAGCGATATCTTTGTACTTTTCTTTAAGGTCTTCCTCAAGCTCGGCCATGCGCTGCATGATCAAATCTTGATTCATGTTGGGATCCATTTGAGCCGCATCAGCAATTTGCTGTGTTGCGAGCTGCTTCATCTGGATGACAGCCATCGGGTCAAGATCGGGTACTGGAGTCGCTGCCATGCTAAAGAACTGATCGCCATGCTGGAATAGCAGGTCGATGATTCGGCTGTATGCCGCCATGACTTTTGTTCGGGTGAGACCTACAAATACCTTTGACCGCGCCCCAGCGTCATTTAGTCGCGCAAGAACGTCTGCTTCATACTGACCATTGTATTGCCTAAGGTCACGAAGCCATTCGTTCTCAGTTTCTTTGCGGGCGTCTTTATATTCTTGAAAAGTGGAAGACAGGTGAGCGCCAAGACTCTGCACTGAGTGATCTTGTACGCCGTCAGATTCTTTAGATTCTACTTCTTCGTCAAATTCGATCATTAATAGCCTGCAATGGGATCAAGCGTCGAGAACCGTCTAGTGAAAGATCGGTGCTTCGGGCGGGGCATTGATGCAAGTCCATGCAGGGCAATGGCGAAAGCCATTACTCGATCATCATAACACCCTGACTGTGAATTGAAAGCCCCCTTATCATCAATGATATAGGTGCGAAGTTCCCCTAATAAGTCCATGTCCGCGATACCACTTTGGCTCTGCCGAAGTAGCGCTGCGAGGTTATCCACAATTAGAGGTTTGGTCTTGGACGTGGTCAAAAAACCGCCACGCTTTGTCATCTTGTCGCTGTAAGCTCCATCGACAGAATGCTCAACAAAGAGATTTGAATACGACATTTCTTGCAGCCTTCGGAGCGTGGTAAGTCCGTGGTTGTTTCTTTCGACAATGACGTAAGCATTGTTGTAGCGCTCGCCAATCTGCTGCACTACATTGCCCCAATCCCAAGGATCGATGTGACCATGCCAGCAGGCAACCTGACGTCCCTGCGAGTCTATAACCTGAGCGCAGCTATAGTCTCCGTAAGCGAGACCTTCAGCTACGTCTACACCGATAGAGTAATTTTCATTTTCTTGCGGGGGACACCACTCTCTATAAGGC